TTAACAAACAGTTCCAGGGATGCGCGCGAAAAACCGCATCGCGTACCGGTTCGTAGCGTTGGTTCAATAACCGTGCATTCTTGGAATCCTCCGTTAAACTGACAATCCTTGTCGCTCCCAAAATATTTAATGATGAATTACAAATTTCTACTACTGATGCCATGATTTCCTTTAAAAAAAATAATTAAAAAAAAGAGGGGGATGAACCCCCTCTTATTCGACTTTTAGTCAACAATGTAAACGATGTAACCTACCAGGTCATCACCATCCACTATTGCTGTAGTTGATGTAGCACGAAGAACAACTCCGTCTTTGCTTTCAAAGACATGAGTTCCACCAGTTGCTTTTGTCGCAGCCAAGGCTCCTTCCATATCGAAGTAGCCGACCGTGTCAACATCTTCCCCGTCAACCAATCCGTCAGGATCAGCCGAGGTAGTGGTTCCGTCTTGCGCCGTGTACGCATCCCATCCAAGATCCAGTGTCGCTGAACTTGTTGTCCAGTTCACATAAGCTCTTGATAATGCCAATAATACTCTCACTCTACCAGCCGGTAGTTCGCCAAGAGCAACTGAAGAACTTGCATCCCCAGCACCATCCTGGTCGTGAGTGAAAAACATGATTCTTAATTTACCATGTTCTTCGGTAGTCTTATTATTGGTAACAGGAGTTGCAGTACGGTTAGTATACTCGGTTGATTTTTGAGTTGTAACAGCCATTTATATCCTCCTATTATTCGTTGCACGGAATTTGGACTACTTTTTCTTCTTCCATTCGAGTTGCCAATTATGTTATCGTAAAGGCTCTTTATCCTTTACTTCTACATATCACTATGCAGTTCAGACTATATCTTCACATTTAAAATTAAATGTGTTGGTTTTTCGTGGGTATGTTATTCTTTCGTCAATACCTAGTCGTTGAACCTTAATTACCTCTCGCTATTAAGCTACTTGTAATTCTTGGCTGCTGATTGTCTTTAAAAAAAAGATTTTCCAGCAATTTAACCAATTTAAAATCGGCATAAAAAATTTACCGATACTCATGCAGTAGTAAACTTGAGTGCTGTATGATTTATCAGCTCTCTCATCTATTCTTGCACTAACATCCTTGCCTATTGCGAGTTTAATCGCATCCTCGGTGAAAGCGAAACATAGCCTGTCATCCGTATAGGTTGAGTCAAGATTAAGCCTGTTTGACATAATGAACCGAAATCCGAGGAAGGAATCTACTTGTCCCATCGCCAAAGCCTTAACGGTATTATAATCAGAGTTCTTAACCTCTGTAGTGTTAAGCAAATCCTCTATTTGGGTTGCTCCACACACTACATATCTTTTTAGTGATGGATCTACATCTTTGAGATCCAGTTTCTTCTTCGCATCCAAAAGTTTTGCAATGTTCAATCCAGTGGATTGATCTGATGTTGCATATTTTTGAGTGCTGGGGAGTGCCGTGGATGTCGATCCAGTTTCTCCCGTATAGGCAGTCGCATTCATCGCTGTGATGATAACATCATCGATTGATCTTCCCATTGCCGCTGCTGCTGCTTTGGCATAAGTTGAAGTAGGGTCTATCAAAAGCCTAACTTTGTCCTGATCGTCTATGAGATCAGCCCATTCGTAGTCAGCCAATGACACCCTTCTTCTTGAATGAGGAGTATCAATCTGTGGAGTGTCTGCGTGTCTACTTGACCTGACCTGGGCACTTGTCGCTCCGACTTGGTCGAAGTAAGCATTCTTCCCGGTCACAGATTCCACATCCACAGCTTCACGCAAACGGCTACCCATTTGTTGTGCTAGCAGTTGTACATTATTTGAATATTGCTGTACAAAAGCCGTGGTAATTTCACTTGACATAATTGTCCTCCATTAGTGAAAAAATTAAAACGATAAGCTCCCTATCTCTATAGACTTAATCTGTATTTAACGATTAGTCATCGTGATGCTTTCATCATGTCAATGGAACCCGAAGGCTACTCCATGAACCAATATTTCTATCGGTTATCCCGTTACCGTTAATTCCATCAAACGAGCAACCTCATCAACGGCGCGTTGATGATTGGGATGATTTTTATCCCAGTACGGTTGTCCTTTGTTCATTAACACATCAATTTCCTTTTGCGCCACATTCGGTGTCATTATGTTTTCTTGCGGAGCTCCCTGAAGTTTATCTTCTGAAATAGCCTCCCCGATTTTAATGAACGCGCGAATGATCGCCGGATGGTTTCCTAAAGGCGTACCATCCGCCAACTTTGTTTCAAAAATTTCCGGATTTGCAAACTGCTTGGCAACGCGTTCAGCCAGTTGAATTTTACTGTCCGTTGCCTTGCCAAATTCTTTTTGTAAATCCTTAACAACGCCTTCCCTGTTGTCATTTAAAGTTATTTCCGCCTCATTAACAACCGCCGCGTTCAATTCATCATAGAATTGTAAAATGCCTTGCGCTTGCTGCGGAAGCAAACCTAACTTATGTGATACTTCTTTAAAAGCGTTCAAGTTTGAACCGTCATCCCCTTCGGGAAGTTTATATTCAAATTCATATTCATCCGAAGTTTCCGGTCTGCCGAGCTTGCTATAAACCTGGTTCCAGTCCTCCTCGGTTCCGTATTTTCCCGGTAAGGCGATCTTATCCTTACCCACCATTCCTTGCGCATGAACGTATCCCTTCGCCAGGGAATTTACATCATGTATGTCTTTGAGAGAAGTATCATCTCTTATATCATCTGATAAACTATCCTTCCAATTTGTTTCAACCGGAGCTTCGCTTACAGACGGTTGAGATACTTGCTCTTCCGCTACCTGTGTGTCAGCCATGTTTTACTCTTTCCTTAATTTAAAGTTTAAAAAATTCTCAATGTGTAGGATGACATTACGCTGTCCTTCATTGAACGCAGCAGTGTTCGCATCTTTATCAAACGTGCTGCGATTTCCATAACAACGCGAACGCAGATCAATTAAAACTTTTTTTCCGCCATCCGTGTTGAATGTTTGTTTATACAGATCAATGATCTGCAATAATTCCTTTGGTACTTGATCAGCCACCCAAGCCTCCAACCGCTTTCACCATCGGAGCCGCCTGTCCGGCTGCCTGTGCATCAGCTCTCGCGGCTTCGGCTTGCGCCGCCGCCTGTTGCTGCTGCGCTCTTTGATTTCGTAATTCTTGAACCTCCCCGTCTGAACGAATGACCTTGCTTGGAACGCCTAATATTTCAGCGATGTGTTTCACCAAGTTGTCGGTGTCCACATAATCCAACATCGGAGCCACCTGGTTAAGCGGCATAATGATTTCCAACGCTCTCATCATCGCATTAACATCACCCTGTCTCTGCGCTCTTGCAAGCGGTGATACATACTCAATGTCAATGTCCAATCCTTGCAATGTCGGAGGCGGTGAAGGTAAAATTCCATCACGCAATAAAATGCTAAAAGTCCTGTCAATGAGGGGTTGCAACATTTCTGATTGCAGCCTTCCCAAAACCGGTGCCAGTAATCGCATCTTTTCTTCATTACGCTGCAACACTTCCGTTGCGGTCATGGTCACATTCTGCGCCATCAACAGTTGATCAACAAAATACGCCTGGCGGATCGCCTCCCGTCTTTGATTTTCATATTCCAAACCAAAAGGAAAGTTCGCGCCGATGTTCAATGGTTCAATTCGATCCCTGGAACCCGATCGATAAAAATTCAATCCTCCGGGAATGGTCTTGATCGGCATGATAAAACCGTCATCAGGAACAAGGAGCGGCGGATCAATGGTTTTTTGAGCCGCGCGGATCATTGTTTCCGACATCTTGTTCAACATCTTAATGTCCGGCAACGCCGTCATGGATGGTGATCTTCCATATACCTCCACGCTTGATTTCACAAAACGCGGAACCACATACGGAAATTCATTGAATCCCCCCTCACCCAGCATTTTTCCATCAATCGTCAAATAAATGGAAGAGAAAGGCTTGTTGACATCATCAATTTTTTTCACATCGCGCTTATCACGCGGCATGACACAATGCAGAAACTCCAGTTCCTGATAGGGATTCTCCTCTGATATTTTTTTTATTTCCTGTGTCGCCGCTCCAAACATGTTGAAGGCGGCTCTCGCAGACATTTTAAATTTGCGAAAAACCGTGTCAACCACGCCTCGCTCATTTTCCTGAATGAATATTTCTGAAATATGCCTTGTTGAAAATCGCAACTGCTCCTGGTCGCTTCGTTCCACAAACATGCAACCCGTGCCGAAAGCGATGAGATCCAAATACATTTCATGGATCTCTTGCTGAAAATTGGAGCGGTTGAACGCCTGGTACATCTGCCTGGTGCATTCCTCCAGCCATTCGTTAATGGCATCATCCCCTTGCAGCATCGGATCCTTGAATTGCAGTGAGAACCACGGCGAAGCCGCGT